GCTCGGGAAGCATCACGAACATACAACCGATCTTCTGCTGGATTGGCCGGAATGCCGCAATCCGGTCCTTGACGCGGCCGTCGTTCGGGCAACGCATAACGATGATATCCCCTTCCTTTGGCGAGAGCTTCATTATCCCGGCTAAGAGAGCGGCGGGATCGAGAGAGTAAGTTGAGAGAATTGAATCGACCATCTTTTCAATCATTTCCGCCGCCCCTGGAATTGGCGGTAACTTGGCATAGCACCGTGGCTGAACCTGCCCGTTTGTTTCGGCCATGATGCTTTCCTTGAGCCTGGCAAGGTTCGCTCGAATGTCACCCGGCGGATTGTCCCACTTCCCAGACAAGACCAAATCCGCCTTAACTTCCCCACCCTCTTCCTTGACGTTGACGACGTGGCCGATCTTCTCTCCTGACTCCGAGAGGACCGTGACTCCTTCCGCTGTCTTAGCCAGCGACGGCTGAAATCCAGGCCAGCAACTCTTTTCCCGTGGTGCCTTCAGCTTGGCTATCACCGACTTCATGCCCTCGCCGGTTTTGATAAGTTTGTCGTAGGATTCGGAAAACTCCTTGGCGTTCCATCCATTTGCCGACGGCTGGTAATCATGCCGCACGTCGAGTTTTCCTTCCCCGCCATTGTCATCGAGAGTAACCGTCATCGTTCGGTCCGGCGTGCCGTGGATTAGCTGGTATCCAGCAAACTTCATTACGCCGAATGAAGTGGTAACGTGGAAATGGTAAGCCGGATTGTCACCGTCCTTAACCCAGATACTTCCAGGAACCTTGACGTTTTTCCAGGTTATCCCGAAAAGCAAAATGCCTTGTCCAGGTCGGCCTTCGATGGTTACGGTGTGCATGGAGGTTGTCCTTTCTCTTGAACTTGCCCAGCAATCTTCCTGCCAGGTCCGAGTATCTGAGCCACTAACCGGCTATGGGGATTATCGCCGTCTCCTTGGTTCGTGGAAATCCTGGGAGGGACGGGAGGTTTTCCAAAGAACCACTCGTAAAAGGCCTGTTGCCGTTTCCGGAAGGCTTTCTGCCACGTAGTTTCCCAGTGTACGCCAAGGATTTCAGCTAACGTCAGCATTACGGCATATCACCGATTGCCTTCAATAATTTAGTAGCCAGTTCGCGAGCGTCATGCTCATTAACCACCAAATAACTGATATTTGACAAGCCCTCTCCTCTCCACACAGATACAGTAACAGTGTTTTCATTCGGAAGAAAGTTGACGTTTATTTCTTCCGCATTTTCGCTTTCAAGAACTTTCACCGTGTCCCCCTTATCAGTGGCAATCCGCGGCCGCTTGGCAGGTTTTCCTTCCATTACTTCCCTTCCCGTTTCTCCCAGGCCCTAAACTGCTTGTCCAACCTCCCCAATAGGCCAAACACTCCACCATGACACCCCTCGAATACCGGGCATCCTGGGATGATTAACGTACCCGTCCACCGCAATTTGGCGGCTGAAAAAGTTACGTGGAATTCCGCAAGGTCTGGCAAGCGTTGTCCTTTCTGCTTCGGTGGGACCGTGTGCGTTGTTGGCGTTGGCTCAGGTTGCGGCGGATGTTCGGCAATCTCTGCTGGCTGAACGACAACCAACGGACGCTCAATGGTCGGCATCGGCTCGGAAACCATCACCGTTGGGAAGGCTGATGGTACTTGCTCAATTACCGTCTTGGCCTTCATCGCCCTGATCTTGTCCAGCTTGGCGCCCATGGTTTCTCCTTTGGGTTGATTATCTCACACAGAACCGGGAAAGCTACACTGGTTTTCCTGCCACCGTCAACTTCTCGGCCGGACTCTGGCAATACGGACAGGTCAAGCTATTCTCGGGCCGGTCTGTCTCTACCGTGGCCACGGAAAGGCACTTGCGATTCCAGCATTGAATAAAAACTTCCACCATCGGCGGTCGATCCGGAGGGTGCTCCAAGCGGTTTCGCGTTCGTCCGCTCATTCGTGCCGTGCGAAACGTCTCAACCTCGCTCGCTTGGATGTTGCCCAACCGCAGATTCTTGCCGGCGTAGTTTGGTTGCTTCCACGGCTTCGGTTTGTCCTGGGTTTTCTGCTTGCGTTTCTTCATGGCGATTCTCCGTCCTTAACCAAGACTTCCAAGGAGTACGACCCGCACTTCTCGCAATGAAGCATCATCTCCCACGCTTCAAACCAGTCCCGCACGTCTCCACAACCACGGCATTGCGTCGTCAGGTCGTGGGTCGTGAGCTTGGCTCGTTCACGCCAGCGGTCCAGTTCCGCCAAAGGAACTTTTGCAAGGTTTCTCTTCAGGGCTCGAACTTCGCTGGTTGTCATTGGGGTTTTCGGCATGGCTTACTTTCCTCTTAGGTGTTTATGGACCGTGTTTTCTCGCTGGAAACATGGCCTTGTGCAACACGCGGCGCAAGAGCCCCCCCTCCCCAGCCCTTTTCACCGGCCACTGCTCCCCGCTGTAAAGTATCGGGAGTCCTCTGTGTCGCTTCGTGCGATAGTTTACGTCAGCCCATCCGTCAGGCTCCGTCGAACCTCAATACGTCCGCTTGTGCTTAATGCCAGGGCCTTTCCTGGACATGCTACGTGCGGAGCCAGCCGCGGTTCCCTTGTATTGGAAACCATGCCTGACGGGGTTTCACCGTCTCCAGAGGTTCGATAGTCTTTTGATGATCGCATACAGCTTCATCCGGTTAACGACGCTGGACAAGCAGCGACGGCAGGGTGTCCGCAGACTTCCGCTTTCCCTGCAAGGCACATTCTGGGTGTGTCAAACGTGGATTTTCGAGAAAAGAAGTGTTCCAACGAAATGAAAGGCTTGATGGACGGCAGAGTGCTTGGTACATTAGCCGTAGGTTTATTCGTTGGAACTTCGGCCAGACCTCCTGATAACTGTCAGGTGAGCCTGGCCGAAGTTCTTTTATCAATCCATTTCCAAAGTTTAATAACCCTCTAAAGAATCGTCAAGACCTAATACGCAATGCTGATTCTCGCGGCCCCGCCGAACTGCAACCACCCGCTATTAACCCCCGCAACGGTCAATATCCCCGCCGTCCACGTAATCGCCGATTGGGGGTCCAAAACCTGACACGTCAAGGCATCTATCGAGGCCGCGTTCGTGATCGTCATCGGCCGCTGATCCTGGCTCTTGTCAAACACGGAGTTAACGGTCAAGGTAAACGCCGTGATGGTCGAATTGCTAAGCCAGGTCACGGTCGAGTTATTCGTCACCGTGACCGCCGCGTGCGTAACCCCGGTACTCGTTACCGTGACGTTAGAGCCATTCTGAGCGACGATTGTGGATGCACACGCAATGAAGGCCGCTCCCCCGGTACAGGTCACGGTAGGCGTTCCAGTAACCCCAGAGCCAAGGTAAAGCGTTCCGCCGCTGTTTACCGTCGCCGTGGCAAGTCCGGACGTTTGGCCGGCTGCCGTGGCAATGGAGAGCGTGGCACCTTCAAGCAATACCGTATTCGCCGTATTCGTGCCAAGGATGGTCAAGCCTGTTGGCCCGTTAAGGACGGTAGCCGCAATCTGGGTAGAACCGACGCTGTAGCTCTCGATTGATGGAGGACCGCTCCCCACCGTTCCGGCGCCCAGAAGCATCGGCAGCGTTCCCGAGGCGGTAAAAGCGAACGCCGTGGGCAGGTATTCGATGTACCCGGCCGGATTGAAGGCCGGTAGACCGATGTTCGCCTGGAAGGATTGGTAGCGGGTAAAGCTGGCGAATTGAACCGCGGCGAGAGCCGAGAGGTTCCAGAGCCAGGGGATATTAGAGTTTTGCAGGATTACGATATCGCCATTCTGCGGGATGCCAGGAGAGCCGGACCTTAACCAGTTTGTGGATAGCCCTGGGTCGCTTGGTGATAGGTTTGCCACAGTCTGGGCCAGAGTACAGGTTGCCGAGCCGGTCTGGGCCTTGGAGAGCGTAAACGGCGTCCCTGCGGTCGTGGCAACGGCAGTAATGAGCGGTCCAACCGATGACCACGTAAGCTGCTGAAACTCGGGGGGAGCGGTCGAGGCTTGAAGGAGGGCTAGCCAGCCGGTAGCCGCGGTCGTCGTGGTGTCCCCGGAAATACAGGTGTAGGTCACGGACTTGGTATTGATGACGGCGGAGAGCGTGTCACCTGGGTTTACGCCGGTTACGGTCAGCGTGGCTTGCTGGGCCTGGTAGATGCTGTTCTGGTTATTAACCACCGTCGCCATTTGGTTTCCCTTTCAACCAGCGTTCAAAGAGCGTTATTGCCACAAGGATACCAAATTGCGTCAGGCCAAAGAATAGCCAAAACAGGATCATGTTGCCAGTGCTGACCGTGGCAATCATATTATTCCTTCCTTCCTTGCCGCCCCTTCAACTCCGCCATTTGATGTTTGGCCGAAACCTTCTCCCCCTCCAATACCCGCACCTGAGCCGCCAGCCGGTCATTCTCGGCCAGCAACCCATCCACCTTGCTTTCCATCGCCATGCACAATTGCAGGGTCCGGTAAATAGCCAACTCAAGTGAATAATACATCGGGGTTGAAGGATGGTCCGGATCGCCAAGGCAGAGGTACATCGGGCATTTCTGCCCATCCGGGTAGGACCGCTGATATTCCAGGACGATGCCGCGTGAATCCCGGCCCTGCTTGAAGGGGAGGAGTTGTTTTGGGGTGGGTCTGGTTGTGTCTACCATATATTTCGACCTGGTTCCAGGACTTCGGGGAAGAACTCGTCGCGTGATTGGACGGGTTTTAGCTCGTCCGCAAGGCGTCCCAATATTCCAACCCCATCGGCAATGTCGTTCTTTTCGGCAATGTCGATGCCCGTGAAAGCCGTCAATTGATGGCAAAACATTTGCAACCAAAGCGCCTTTTCTGGAAGGAATATCCGGCCATTCTGCCCCCTGATGATCGCGCTGAATGCCCGCGTCAACTTTGGCTTAGCGGCAATCTTCATCCGGCGAATCTCAGGTATCTCTCGATGCCGCCGGCACTCGATCATCATTCCTTCGGCCAACATGTCGTCATCGCCAGCGACTAATGCACCTGGATATTGGCGGCAAACCTGAGCAAGACGAATCGCGTTATCCTCATATCGGATACGCTCATTGACAACGTCGATTATCAGCAGCCTCCCGTCCGGTGTCAAGACGGCGACAACGATTGCCGTTAAATCGCTGGTCTTCTTCTTCCCCATTGCCCAATCGACAGCGATAAGCAAAGTGCATTGAATATGCCTGACAATGTCCCACTTCATCCCAGCACCGTCATGCATCAATCCCCACGCGTCGCCCCTGTTCGCGTATCGCGGCCAACCATCGGGAAGGAAGTGTCCGCCGCCACCCGATGCCTTGTAATCAATGTCAATCTCTTGAGCGACCGTCACCGGATCGAACTTCCGCACTTGCTCCGCGTACCACGCTTCCCCCTTCCTCGGATCGTCCTTCCAGTGAAGCGTAAAGACCGGCACCTTTTCGGAAAATCTCTTGAGAGCGAAAGGATTGCCTGAACCGTTCGGCGTGGAAATGTCTATCCGCACGTTCGTATTCTGTGATAGCGACCGCTCGATCATCTCGGGATGCTCAAGGAATGCCGCCTCATCCACGTAATACCGTGTCTTCCTTCCACCGCGGCCGATGTTGTCTCCGCCCTCCCCGGTTATCGTCGCCCCCGTCTCTGGGTTCAAGAGTTTGGCGAAGTTGTCATGCTGCTCGCGTTTGAATCCTCTGGGCATCATCCAGGCCGGCACGGAGTAAAGAAGAAACCTGATCTTCTCAAATATGCAATCCGGGTCGCCGATCTTGTCAACCAGTTCCAGCTTGCGTGAACCAAAACCGATAGCCACGGACGGATGAAATAGGAAGGATTGAACGGCGTCGGCGCCAGCCAGGAAGGTAGCCCCCATATCGCGGGACTTCTCAACCAGGCCGCTTTCCTGGTTCTTTTGCCGGTCACGGAGCCACAGAAGAAACTCGCTTTGGATTGGGAATAAATCAAAAGGAATGGTCTTTGTCGTTGGCAGGCGTGGGTCGAACGTCCAGAGCCATTGATTAGTGAAATGAACGATGTCTTCGCCGCAAAGCAGTTTCTCCGCTTCCTGCAAGACGTTCCGCTCGATTCGCTGGCGGTAGGCATAACGGCGGTCTGCCGAGTCATCCACGCAAGAGCCTGGCCTTTTCTTCGGGGGGAAGTTGCTTGAATTGTTCCATCGTCAACCCGCCAGCTACGTTCACTTGTACACCGACGTTTACCGTGGTTTGCTGTGGAGGTTCGGACTTCTCCCGGAATGAGGAGATAAGCGAACGTGCTTCAGCTAAGAGCAAGGAATCGGAATACTCTTTGATCGTCACCGGGACAAGTTTGGCGCCTGGGATTGCATGCGGGTCTTGATCGGCCGGGATTGGCATTCCGCTGGCATCCACCCATTCCCGCATTATCTGGCCCTGATAGACGACAGGGGAATCTATCCCTTGCCGGCCGCGGCGGTCGATCTCGTAGAACACAAGATCGGCGTGCTGGGCCTTGGCGTCGGCAATCATTTGCTTGAAACGTGGCCACGCGTCAGCGTACTCGTAGACGTATTTGCGATTTGTGCCGGCCTTGAGAGCGGAAACGGTGATATTGCCAGTTGCCCGCAGTGCTTTTATGAAAACTCGGCACCACGGCGGGAACTTGTAGCGAATCAACCTGATTTCTGCGGGTATTTGTGGGGGCATGACGACATAAATCCTATCCGCCCTCACCGTTCCCCGTCAAGACCTTGGGACGGCGATTATTGTTCGCCCGGCAGTTCAACCAGCTTTTGGTGATCGGTATATAGATTCTGAATCCATCATCCGGCATAAATTTCCATTGTCCGCCTGTCCTCTGGTTCCCGTACCGAATCACCCCACGCCGGTACTTGGCCTGTTTCAGCTTCTCCGCTCCGAAGATACGGATAGCCTCAAGGCAGGCTTCTGTTTCGTCCTTGGCACCGATGGCCTGGAAGAGCAAGCGGTAGCAGTGCGGCGGTAATTCAGGCGTCATTTTCCCTCGCTCCTTTTCGCTTCGTACTCACCGCCGCACACAAATCCGTGCATCCAGGTCGTGACCAGTAATTCGATAATTTCCATCTTCATGGCCCTTACGTGCGGCTTGTCCAATATCTCGGCGATGCCTTTTTTCATGGCGGCACGCATGGCGTCCATTTCGTTTGCACGTCGAGTTTCTGGCGTCATGGCACCATCTCCTTGCTTGCCCATTGGCCTGGCGGTTTCAAGATCGGCTTCCATTTGTGCAAACGCTCGGAAAGCATTATGTGCCGTCCTCCCTTGGCGAAGTAATCACCAGGCCGGTAATTCCTCAGTGACCAGAGTATCCAGCGGCGTCTCAAGACTAGCCGGTTTATTCCTTCGTGAATGTCGGTCATCTTCGTTTCCTCCTAACCACCCGGCACGGCAGAATGTCCTCTGGCATCACACACAAGCTGGCATGAATAGCCAGGAATCTCCCGCACCGGGCCATTTTATCGAATACATCCTGTCCTAACGCCCATGCTCCTTCCTCTGCCTCACGACGTATGGGAGCTCCGTAACTTCCCATTGATCGCCATGGTTGGGATGGATGAGGGCGGATGAATGCGTGATAGGTGTAGGTCATGTCTGTAGCTCCGCTTGGCATCCATTGCAGAATACACAATCTTCATCCGCTCCCAGGCAATCGTAGGCTTCTAGCGCGTCCACGAAGCCGAACAGAGGACAGCGGAACATCTCGTCACCGTATTGATCGGCGAAGCCAGTAGCGATTATTTCCTCATGGAATAGCGGCATGTTTTCAGGAATGAGATTCCTCCACTAACTTCGGATGGTTTTTCTTTGAGGCATTGCACGACCGGCACAGTAAGCGAATCAATCCAGCAGACCACTCCCGCTTGTACCTCGCCAGTCTCACCCATCGGCTAGTCCTCGAAGGGGACCAATCCCTTCCGTGAGGATGGTCAAATTCCAACTTCGACCGGCGCGGACACAGTGAGCATTTTCCACCCATCGCCACAATCAACGCCTTGCGGCCTCTGCGGTAAGCGGCATTGCGTCTCGCCAGAAACTTGATCTGTTTAGCTTCCCGGTAACGCTGAACGGCTATTTGGAGTCGGTGATCGTCTTCTTTGCCATCACAGAATGCCAAGGCTGCTGAAATAACGTCGTTGCGTAAGTCCTTTGCTGGCATTCCCCTCTCCCCCAATAACCCACCCCTAAACCCCGTACCGCTCCACTTCCCATATCCCATTCACTTTCCAAACCGCCAGAAACGGAAAGCACGGAAACTGCTCGGCTGCTACCTTCCACTTCACGCGGGCATCCTCTTTCCAGCCGGGCTTGCCGTTTTTCCATGTTCCCTTCACTTCTCGGAAGGAAATCACGCCGTCTGATTCAACGCAAACGAAGTCAACCGTCAGCCAGGTGTTGTCGGCTAGGCGCAGTTTAACGGCCTCGAACCAATAGCAGAATAACCGGCCCTCACGAATCTCCCGGTCAAGATGCTGGGAATACGTCAATTCTGTTTTGTTCATCTTCCCCGTCTTGTGCTGCTGGACTCGGCCCCGTGGCTTGATTAGCTCGGGAGGCGTCATGGCATGATGGAGCATTTCCTGCTCAGCCAGGGCCTCGGCCGCTGACGGTCCTACCGATCCACCGGTTTTGCGGAGAAGGTCGTCTATCTCAGCCTGGGTTGCCCTAATGCTCATTGACTGCCTCCTTTACTGCCCTGGCAATTACCCGACCCATCGGGATCGGAACACCATTGGCAACCGCCTTCAGCTTCCCATCCGCAGTGAACGGGCAATCATCGAGAAAATCCTCCGGCAGTCCTTGCAGGCGGCAGGCGTCGGCTAGCTTGTAGCGGCCCATTCGCGTGGA